TATTCCGCTCCGTGCGACCGTTGGCGAAATTCGCGAACGGATCTCGGAACAAAACGAACGATTGCCGCCAAAGCGCAAGGCGACCCCACGCAAGCCGAGGTCAGGAACACCGACCATGAGCGTGGCGCAATACCGACGTTTGCACTCGAAAGGACTGCTGTGAAGCAACTTACCATCACCCTGACCCTCCCGATCACGCCTGACGAGTTCGGCCTGCACACCATCCCCGATGGCACGCGGGAGTGGCTCGGGCTGCTGCGCATCGGCGCCGAGGAGAACGGCTGCACCGTCGCCATGGAGGTCGAGGACGGCAAGGGGCTACAGCAGGTCAGGAAGCGGCCACGTAAACCGCGGGCGCCCGTCGTGAGCCTGGTGCCGAACGATGCCGCGTGAACCACGCTTGCGTGTCCTGAGTTTAGGGGCCGGGGTTCAGTCCACCACACTGGCACTCATGGCGGCAGCCGGTGAAATAGGACCGATGCCTGACTGCGCCATCTTCGCCGATACCGGTTGGGAACCGTGTGCGGTTTACGACCATCTGAACCGCCTTGAAAAGTTACTGCCGTTTCCCGTCATTCGCGTGGACAACGGAGATATTCGCGACACCATCGCGACTGACGGTTTCAATCCAATTCCGTGGTTCACTTTGCCGAACGGTATCGGCAAGCGGCAATGCACGAACTGGTACAAATTAGTCCCGATCCGCCGTAAGGTTCGCGAACTCCTGGGTGACAAGACGCCAAAAGACGGCTGTGAAATGTGGATTGGCATCAGCCGCGATGAGGCGCACCGCATGAAGCCGTCGCGTGTCGGTTATATCAACAATCGTTGGCCATTGATCGAGCGCGAGATGACCCGCGCGGATTGCCGTGGTCGTTTGGACAGATGGGGGCTCGACACGCCACGAAGCGCCTGTTGCGGGTGCCCGCTACTTTCAACCGCCGACTGGAAGGATCGTCGCGCGCAACCTGAGTGGGCGGCAACCGTCGCGATCTCGCATCGCCTCGCGGCCACCGGTCAGTTCATGCACCCGGCTCGCGTGCCCATCGATGAGGTCGATCTGCGCTCGTGGGAGGAGCGCGGACAAGCCAATTTATTTGGCGAGGATTGCGAGGGCATGTGCGGAACATGACATCTGACCCCACGCTCACCACCGCCGCCTGCCCGTGTGGCGCCCCGCCGTTCGCCATCCGGCCCGGCCTGGCGCCGGTGCGGCTGGATGCCATCGACCTTTTCACGCGCCGACAAAAGGCCACCGAAGCGGGCGTGGCTTGCGTCGTGCTGTGCCGCGCGTGCTGGCTGAAGCGGTTCGGGAGGCGGGTGGCGTGATCGCGGCTGAAAAAAGGGCACGCGCCTGGTATGCACAGCATATTGGTCGCACCGGATCGTGGAACGAACTCACGGAGGATCGGCGACAACAGTTCATTCGAACGGCGGGTCGGGAATCCACTGGTCGTTGTGCCGCGCCGGAATGCGGAGGCGATTGCCTTGAGTGTTTCGATCCGAGACCCACTGACCTGTTCGCCGCGCGGGGGGAGGGGGAATGACCAATTACAGGCCGCTGGCAGATACGTGGTTTCTTGCTCGTGCCAAACTAAAAGGCGGCATTAAGCGTTACGGTTCTTACCTTGGAGGCTTCCCCGAGCGCGCCCGCGCCCTGCTGGGCGTTACCATCAACGATCCCGTGCTGCACGTTTGCGGTGGCCTCGCGCGGCTCTACCCCTACCGCGGCGGCTTCGGACCCAACGACCAGACCCTCGACATGGACCCGGAATGCGCGCCCGATTTTCTGCAAGATGCGCGCCGGCCGCTGCCACCCGGTTTCAAGGCGATGCTGGCCGATCCGCCCTATTCATTGGACGACGCGGCATCGTATTCGCCCGGAGCGGCGATGTACCCCAAACCGAACGCGCTGATCGCGAACATGCTCGACGCGCTGGAACCGGGGCAACGCTGCGGCCTGATCCATTACATTCTGCCCTCCCCGCCGAAGGATACGCGGTTCGTCGCGTGCGTGGGTATTATATCAGGGTATAATAACAGAATAAGAGTATACTCTGTGTTTGAGAAAATGGCGTCTGAGAATATCATTCTCCGAGATGACTTATTTCAGGAAGCCGCAAGTGTCTGAGAATCCCTCAATCAGAACCAGACGTGCCAAGCCAATGATTGAGTTATCATGTGGTTACTGTGGGAAGCTTTTTATACGGCCTCACGCTCTAAGAATCTACTGTGAGAAAACGTGTACCCTGGCCGCCAATAGAAAAATGAGAATTGAGAATTATGCTGCTGGTCGCGAAACAAGGCGGATCAAAGGCGCACGTTTTTTCCCAGCTAAATGCTCCGTCTGCGGTGATATATTCCAACCAACAGGTGGACACGATTCTCTGTGCGTCCTCTGTAAGCAAAAGCGTGAGCGATGGACTGAAAATGTAGTTTCGTCACTACTTAGATCAGCCAAAATCCGTAAGGGAAGTGCTGGGTTTGACCTGACCCGCACGTGGTTCGAAGAGACGTGGACTAAACAAGATGGGCGGTGCGCTATCTCTGGTGTAGCCATGACACGTGTCAGGCAGTCCGGCTCTGGTAATATATGGGGCCAGGACGGAACTAAGGTCAGTCTGGACCGAATAAATCATGACGGGCCATATTCAATGGCGAACACTCGCCTGGTATGTGTGATCGTCAATCTGATGCGTCATAGAATGACTGATGATCAGTTACTTCAATGGTGTGAACGAATTATAGCCAACCACCGGGATGAACGAGGAGAACCCGCTTGTGACCCCGATCTCGCAAGGCGGGTGGATCTGTGGCGAGAACCGGAGAGCGGAAAGTAATCTGTTGACACAGCCGTTCATGGAACGCTAAACACGACGCATGAACAAAGACGCGCTCCTGACGCTGCTACGAAACCGGATCGACGCCGCCGGTTCCTTGCGCGAGTTCGCGCGGCAACACGGTTTCAGCCCATCTTACGCGCATCAGGTGTTGCACGGCCGCGCGCCGCCGGGGCCGCGTATCCTCGCGGCGCTGGGGTTGAAGGTGAATTACCAGAAGGACCACGCCGATGGCTGACCGCATGAGATGGACAGCGTTGCCGGTCGCGGTCGTGGCGTTCGACATGCTGCTGGTTGCCTTTGGGTATCGCGCGCCGGACGATCTGCTGTTTCTGGCCCTGGGATATTTCCTGGGTTGCTCGATGCGAGGCGAGGACAACGATGATGGCTGATCAGAAGCAACCCTCGCGCCGGATCGACGCGCCGGAACCGGGCCGCTTCAAGATTCGCGTGGTTCGTAACGGTCCCTGGTGCGCGGCTCGCATCTGGTCCGTCATGGGCATCCTGCAAGCCGAGATCGGCTACCAGTCGGCGCCGGTGGAAGATGTATGGCTCTATGGCGAGCGATGCACGGATGCCGAGTATTTCCGCCTGCGCGATCATCCCGCCGACAAGCCGGGGGAACGAGTCGATATTCGCACAATCGAAACATTCTAGGAAACGTCGTGAAACCCATAAAAGACATGACTGATCGTGAAATCGTCGATCTGATGAAGTCCTGTGAACTGATCAATCAGGTTCGACAACTGGTTTCTTTCGGCATGGCTGAAATGGAGCAGGCGTATCTACAGCGTAAAAGACCATCTCCTGTTGAGGGACGCCGGATGGAGTTCGAGATCGCGGGAAAAATATGCCGGTTGTTTGAACCAAAGGACATCTGATATGCGAACCGCCGAACTCGCCGCCGACATCGAACGCCTGCCGAATCGTCCGGTCGTGGACCTTGGCGCCGCACTCGATCCCGCGCTCCTGACGGACTGGCTGGACGGAGCCTACCTCCCGCACCGTGAGGCCGCGACAAAGCTGTGCGACCGCTACGAACGGTTCCTGGTGGCCACGCGGGACGGCATCGCCGACGAGCATATCTGCGGCATCGCCACCGACTTCCGCGAACAGGTGAAGGCCGGGATCGCGGATTGCGACGTGACGCGGGAGCGGATCAAAAAGCCGGTCCTGGGCGCGCAACGATTGATCGATGGTATGGCCAAACGGATCAAGGACAGCCTCGAAGTCCTGCTGCCCATCATCGAGCAGCGCATCGCCGCCTTCCTCGCGGCCAAGGCCAAGGCCGAACGCGAGGCGGCGGAACGAGAGGCGCAACGCCTCGCCGCGGCGGCCCAGGAGGCGCTACAGGCGGCTGACCGTGGCGGCGATGGGGAAGTAGCCATAGAGGCGCTACAGGCCGCTCAGGAGGCCGAGGCGCGGGCCACGGCATCGTTGCCTGAGTTGTCGCGGGTGCGGAGCGTGCATAACTCGGTCGCCGGGTTGAGCGACAACTGGGAATATGGGATCACGCACCCGGATTTGGTCCCAAGACAGTTTTTGATGGTGAACGATGCCGCGGTGAAGTTGGCGATCAAACAGGGCGCGCGCGAGATACCGGGACTGAGTATATTTAACTCGCCACGCCTCTATTCGAGGAAGGGACGATGACGCCCTGGACACCACCGCCGGTCACGCCGGAACAACTGCGCGCGGCGGGCTTTACCAGTATCGCGGCCAACTTTCCTCGATCCGAGATGAGCGCGCGGTGGATCGCCATGTTCAACGGGATTTCGTTCAAGGCTATCCCCGCCGCGTGGTGCTACGCATCCAATTCGTACATGTGGGAATACGCGGAGA